TGGAAGGCTGGTGGCTCGAGGAGACAGCGGCGAAGTATCGGTCAAGGAGTATCTGACGAGCTTCGTGAACGAGAATCCGGAGTTTCTGCCGGCGCGCATAGCGGGGGGCACGGGAATGACGGCCACCCACAAGGCGCCGAACGGAGGCCGGGAAGCGGTGAGCCTCGAACAGATCCGGCCGGGCATGAGCGCGGAGGAGATGCAGCGGGTACGAGAAGAGATCGTGCGCGTGGCGTCGCAGACCCTTCGGGGGCTGTAGGGAAGTTCCGGCTAGATGAGCGGAAGCGAGTCGAGGTAGCCGGCAAGAAGAAAGGAAAAGGAGCAGATATGGCAGCAATTACTTCAGCTAATGTCGCCAACGCGATTGTGAAGCTGGTGGCGGCGGACGCATTGCCGGTACTGGTAGGGAACCTCGTGATGGGGAACCTGGTGGATCGAGATTATGAACCCACGCTGGCGCGCGCGGGCGATACGATCAATGTGCCGATACCCCCGGTGATGCAGGCGAACAACATCCTGGAGGGTGGGACGGTACAAACGCAAAATCCGAATCTGGGGAACGCTCAGATCGTTTTGAACACACACGCGGAAGCGACATTTCAAATTCCAGATGTGACGAAAGTGCTGGCAGTGCCGGACCTCTTGAAGATCTACATGCAGCCGGCGGTGGCGGCGATCGCACAAAAGGTAGAGAGCGACCTGCTGAACCTGTACGCCGGATTCACGGCTAACATGCCGGTGGGAGCGCCGGGGACGACGATCACGGAAAACACGATCGACGCAGCGGAAACCGCGCTGTTTCTGGCGAAGGTTCCGCCGAGCGCCGAGAAGTACATGGTGGTAGACGCAGCGACGTACTCGGCATGGCGGCAGATTCCGCGATTCAGCGAATTCCAGACGGCGGGAGAGGCGGGGTTGAGGGCGATCGTCGACGGGAGCGTCGGGAAGATCAAAGACTTCTTCGTGTTCCGCTCGCAGTTCGTGCCGTACACGGGGAGCAACCCGGTGACGACTCACAATCTGGCATTTGCACGGGATGCGATCGGGCTGGTGATTCGGCGGCTGCCGCAACCGTTGCCGGGGACGGGGGCGATCGCGGAATATGCCGAATTGGGCAACTTCGGCATGCGGGTGGTGATGAGCTACCAGCCGGATACGCTGGCGCAGCAATTCACGGTGGACATTCTGTACGGCTGCGGCATTCTGCGGAATACGTCGGGCGTGCAGGTGAATACGTAGGGAAGGAGTCAGAAGTCAGGAGTCAGGAGTCAGAATGAACGGGGCGGGCTTCGCTCGCCTCCGGAGCATTCCCTACCGGGGCGAGACTCGAGGGTCTCGCCTCGGTAAGCAACAACACAAGGAGACTGGTAATGGACGTGACGATTTATTACAAGAGAATTCGCGAAACCGAGGCGGCGATTGCGACTCCGTTCGTGGTGGTGAAAAGTCTGCGGACGGAGGACGGCGGCAAGAAGGGCGTGCTGGTGGAGGTTCCACGGTATCTCGCCGCGAAAATGGCGGTGGAAGGCTCGGCGGAGGTAGTGGCGGCAGAGGTGGCGGAGGAGTTTCGACAGGTGCAGGAGGCGAAGTTTAAAGCCGCGAAGGAAGCTTCGGCGGTGGCAAAGGTGGACGTCACGATGGTGCCATCGGACGAATTCAAAAAGCTGACGGACGACGTTAAGAGGCTGAAGAGCGGAGCTAAGGCCGCGAAGGACTAGGGACTCTATGGCTCTGTTCACGGACGGTCCGATTTCGGGCATGGAAGAGCTGCTGGTGCACGACACACAGCTATCGAACATAGCGAACGTCGAGGGAATCGACGTGACGGGGAAGATGGCGTTGGCGCAGGAAGAAATGGCGCTGGAGCTGGCCACGCTGCTGAGCGGACGCGGGCGTGCCGAACAGTCCTTTTGGCAGCCGGGGAAGGCCACGATCGGCAATGTGGTAGTGACTTCGGCCCTGAAACTCTGGCACACGTTCCGGAGCCTGGAGATGGTTTACGAAGACGCGTACTCCAGTCAATTGAACGACCGCTACGGGGCGAAGCGTGAGCAGTTCCATGGGCGGGCGAGGTGGGCGTACGAGCGGCTGGCGGCACTAGGGATCGGGATGGTCTGGTTTCCAGTTCCGCGGGCGAGCGATCCACAAGCAGTGAGTACGGCGGGCAGTCTGACGGATGGCACTTACTATGTGGCGATGGCATGGATGAACAGCAGAGGCGAAGAAGGCGCGCCGTCGGCGGTGATACCGGTGACGACCAGGGGAAGCTCTTTTGCGGTTCAGGCGAGTTCGCCGCCAGCCTGCGCCTGCGGCTGGAACGTGTATGCGGGGACGGATCCGGGGGCGTTATCGCGACAGAATGCGTCACCAATCGCGGTGGCGCAGGCATGGCTACAAGAAGGCCCGGTGGTTCACGCGGGCAGCGGACCAGGCTGTGGACAATCGCCGAGTTACTCTATGCCGGCGCCACGAATGATCCTGAGGGGTTAAATGACGACGACAATCGGCAGTCTGATCACAGGCCAGGCGATACATTTTCTGACGGGCTCGAGCGGAGTGAATTTCTACCTGGGCGGGTCGCTGCAAAGCAACGGACAGCCGCTGCTTCCGTTGAATAGCGCTCAAGTACGAGCTCAGAATGTAGCGGCCGATATCGGCGACAAGAGCAACGCGATGCAATATCCGGCGGTCAATGTGTACTGCGAAAAGATCGTCAACAGTCTGACGGAGAAGTTTCGGGCGTTCTCCGGCACGGTGCAGGCGACGGTGGAGTTGCGGCACTCGCAGGATCGGCTGGAGGGCTTGCAGGATGCGCTGGAGCAGTACGCGGATGCAGCGATGCAGGTTCTCAATGGCAACCGCGGGGATTGGGGTAACGGCGTGTTTTATGGCGGCGCTTACCAGGTAGTGTTCGGAGCTGTGAAGCACGGCGGGAAGAACTTTCAGCAGGTGGCAAAGATTACGTTTGAGATTGGGGTTAGCAGGTCTTAAGTCATATGGCAACTTATATTTCATCTAACACCAACCGGTTCTACACGGCTCTGGAGAGCGCGTACGGGCAGGTTCCCGCGATCACGGAAGCCAACCGGATTCCGGCGTTGAAGCTAACCGTCCGGCAACAACTGGAGGTGACGGAGCGTAAAGACAAGACGGGCAGTCGAACGTTCACGGGTTTGCCCGCTGGCGGCAGACGGCAGACCAGCTTCGAGCTGCGAACATTGCTGACGAACTGGCAGCAGGGAACGGCTAACCCAAGCTACGGTCCTTTATTCCAGGCGGCGATGGGGGCGGCACCCGCGCATTTCGCCGGCGGAACGGCGGCGAGCGTCGCGGGAAATGGAAGGCTGGCATTCACGGCTCCGCACGGACTTGCCGCGGGGCAGGCCGTGAGCAGCGGCGGAGAAATCCGCTTCGTGGCGGCGATTGTGGACGCGCTGACGGTCCAACTGAATGTACCGTTCACGGCGCCACCAGCGGCGGGGGTACCGGTGCAAGCGGCTCTCACGTATGCGCCAGGTACCGAGTTGCCCAGCGTGGGAATCTTCGATTACTGGGACCCTTCGAGTGCGGTGCGGCGCGGTGGACGAGATGGAAATCGATCTCAACGGCGACTATCACGAATTCCGCTTCAGGGGGCAGGCGCAGGACGTAGTGGACAGTGTCAGTTTCGGCGGTAGCTCGGGGGGCGCGGCACAATTGCAGAGCTTTCCCGGCGAGCCGGGGTTGAGCGGCTTCGACTACACGATCGTGCCCGGCAATCTTGGCCAAGCATGGCTGGGAACATCGCCGACACAATTCCTCACTATTACGTCCGCATCGGTGCTGCTCAAAAACGGATTGGACACTCGGGTCCGGGAGTTCGGGTCGAGCCTGCCACAGGCGATTGCCCCAGGCGAGAGGACTGTCACCGCGGCATTCGAACTGTACAGCCAGACTGACCCATACACGCAGGGACTGTATCAGGCAGCTCGCCAGCAGTCACCGATTAGTGTGATGTTCCAGTTGGGTGAGTCGCAAGGGCAATTGGTAGGAGTGTACTTGCCGAGCGTGATTCCCGAGGTGCCGGAGTTTGACGATGGCAAGAATCGGCTGCAGTGGAAGTTCCGATCCTCGCGGGCGCAGGGCACGGTGAATAACGAGATTGCGGTGGCGTTCGGGTAATACCGGCTGTTAGCGATTGGCTTTTGGCTTTGGCTATTTTGCGCGAGCGTGGGGGAGGCATGATCGTCGATGACTTATGAGAGTGTGGCTGTTGTGGAGTCGCGGGTCGCCAGCGGGGTGAAGTTCACGGTGGCCAAGATGTCGTTCGGACGGCGGATGGACCTGATGCGGCAGGTGCGCGAACTGGCTCGTAAGGTGGAGTTTCTGGAGGCCGGCAATTCGGCGGGACAGCAGATGGACGCGGCGCTGTTGCGAGTGGAGATCGACCGGGTTTATGTGAAGTGGGGATTGCTGGGGATCGCGGGCCTGGAGTTGGATGGCATAGACGCCACCCCCGAATCGCTGGCAGAGGCCGGGCCCGAAGAGGTATTTCGCGAGGCGCTAGGGCTGGTGCGATTGCAGACGGGACTGAATGCTGAAGAACGAAAAAACTAATTGTCGCCTTCCACTTTGAATTCGCCAACCAGGCCGGTTGGAAGTGCGACGTATGCCGGAAGTCCGGCCTGGAAAACAAACGGCGGTGCGGGTGGCTGGCTCCTGGTGCGATTGGACCGGCGAGGGTAGTGTGGGCGCGGCGGAATGTGGCTCTCGATCAGTGTCCGAAACCTTATATTACGGGGGATAGCGAGTCGTTCCTCGAGGAGTTCTTTGTGCGCCGGCGGTTTGGGGCGATTGAGGAGTTGAATGCCCGGCAGGTGGAGGCGTTTTGGATTCTGGAGAAAGAGTTGGCGGCGGAGTTGGGAGAGCCGCGGCAGTAAGGACGGTCGATACGATGGCTACTTTTCCTCGGCTTAAGACTGGGGCGGTGATGCAGTATCCCGCCGGCAAGTCGGTTCGATTTCACAATCAAATCGTTCGCTTTCTTGACGGGAGCGAGCAACGGTATCGGGACGCGGCGGGTCCGCTGCGTCAGTGGGTAATTCAGTTGAGTGAATTAGACGAGAGCGAGATGGCGGCGATTGAACAGTTCTTCGTGGACAACCTGGGGCAGCTCGGCGACTTCGTGTTCGCGGACCCTTGGGATGGAAACCAGTACGCCAATTGCAGCCTGGCGAGCGATGAGCTGGTATTAAGGTCGGTGGCTGAAATGCGCGGGAACGCGGCGCTGACGGTAATCGAGAACCGGAGCTAGCGATGCTCGTCTATCCACAATTGCCGAGCGGCGCGTTGGCGCAGTTACCGGTTCAAAAACGGCATCGGCGACGAACGCTCGTTAACACGGCGGCGGATGGGTCGGTGGTAAAGCTCGGCGATGCTGGGGCGGCAACGATAGAGTGGCAGCTTCGGTATGCCGGACTGAGCGATTCAGAATTGTCTGCCCTGCTGCAATTCGTGGGAGACGCCGAAGGCACACTCAAAGGGTTCACGTTCGTCGACCCGACGGCTAACCTGTTGGCGTGGAGCAACGACCTGAAAAATGAAGTTTGGGATGCGGCGCCCTTCCTTACACTGACCGGGGCGATCGCCGGTCCGACGGGTGGCAACAACGCCTGGCACGCCGCGAAATCGGGAGCCGCGGCGCAGAGCTTATCTCAAACACTGACGGCGCCGGGCGCATATACGTATTGCTTGAGCGTCTACGCGAAGGCGTCGAGCGCGAGCACGCTCACGATGTTGATAGGTGGCAGCCGGCACAATGTGACTCTCGGATCCGGCTGGCAGCGTTTCGTCTGCAGCGGGAGCGGGGATGCGACGGCGGCATCGGTGACGTTCGGGATCGAACTGGGCGCGGGCGCGGCTGTGGATGTGTACGGTTTGCAGGTAGAGCCACAGTTGAGCGCTTCCGTTTACAAGGCGAGCACAACCGGCGGGTGCTACGAGAATGCGCGGTTGGGCGATGACATCTTCTCCTATACGACGACGGACGTAAATCGCCATTCGGCGACGGTACATATCCTTTATGCAAGCACTCTCTGATTTGAAGGAACTGAGCGTCGGCGACACGCCGCTGATCGTTTTCGACTGCATCTTGCCGAACGGGCACGTGGAACACTGGTGCACACATGCGGTGACGGTTGCGGAAAGCGGGTACGCCGCGCGCGTGATCCAGCACAGCTCGTTCGACCTGCAGACGGCGTCCGATCAGGGAATCGACGGGAGCCCGCAGATTTCGGTCGTGCTGGCCAATGCCGACTCGCACTTCTCAGAGATCGAACGGTCGGTGGGCTGGAAGGGTGCGCGGCTCACGGTGGGCGTGCTGTTTTACGATCTGCGGAATGACGTTGCTCTTACGGACGTTGCAGTGGTCTTTCAGGGCGTTTGCAATCCGCCGGATCGAAGCGACGAATCGACGTTCCGATTGACGGCGATCAATCGCATGAGTCTGCAGAGAATGTTTCTGCCGCAAGTGCAAATCGAGCGCCGGTGCCCCTGGCAGTTTCCTGCTACGCCAACCCAGCAGGCGGAGGCAGTAGATGGCGGAGGCAGCGGCAAATACTCGCTTTATTACCGCTGCGGCTATTCGGCTGGCCAGGCGGGCGGCACAGGCACTCTCAACGGGACGGTGCCTTTTACGTCGTGCGGATACACGCGCGGCGATTGCCAGGTGCGCGGGATGTTCACACGCTTCGGAGGGCTGGAGTTCATCCCACCCGCGATCGGCGTGCGGAGCTACGGCAAGGGTTGGTCGACGTCAGCGGTATCCGTCAATCAAGCGCTCTACAACGACTATGTTCCGATGATTTACGGGACGGTGTGGCAGAAGGCGATTGTCACCTTCGCAAGAAACGACGGCAACCTGACGCGCATGGAAGTGCTGCTGGGGATCGGGCAGATCCAGGGAGTGCTGACGGTATTGGTGAACGGCACCGAGATTCCGATCGGAGTGAGCGGAACCAACATGACCGGCACCGGCTGGTACAAGGTGGTGACGCTGGGCGAGCGGGACGGCGGGTTCGACGAGAACTTCACCGATTCGAGCGGGGCTCCGGCGGGCGATCCCTATGGCAGCATGGCGTATCTCTCCGTGGTTGTGCCGAATCAGTTGAACAACGGGACGGCGCTGCCGAGCGTAGAGGTATTGGTACAGGGGCTGCTGGTACCGGTGTATGAGGCGGACGGCACGTATCTCAGCGATCAGTTCTCCTCCAATCCGGCGTGGATTCTGCTCGACATGCTGCGGAGGAGCGGTTGGCAGCAGTCGGAAATCGATACGCGCAGTTTCGCGACGGCGGCAGGTTACTGCGACGAAGAGGTGGCGGCGGTCGATATAAATGGGAATGCCATTACGCTGCCGCGGTTTCAGTGCAATCTTCTGCTGCAAAACCGGCGCAGCGCGGGGGACGTGGTTCGCGGAATCCGCAACTGCGCGCGCATGTACCTGACGTACGGTCCGGCGGGCGTGCTGCAAGCGAAGGTCGAGAATACGATCGCGCTGGCGAGCCCAACCCAAGCGGCTTGGTCGAACAGTACCGAGGTCCTCA